CCGCCGGACAGGCGCTATGGGCCGCCGCCGCGACCTCCTGGAACACGCCGACCACGGTTACGATCACCGTACTTTACGAGTATTTCTGATCTTCGCTTGTAGCCTTGCGTGTTTCCTCCCTCGACTTGGGCCGCTCTTCGGGGCGGCCTTTTTCGTAGTGCGTTGCGGGCGATGAGCGAACAATGGACCGTGCGGCATGGCAGCTTTTGAATGGCCCCTCGACAAGCTCTCGCTGATCAACTCCGCTCTGTCGCAGACCGGGGATAATTTCTGCAACGCTGCCAATGACGGATCTGATGAATGGACCGTTGCCTCTCCCGCCTACGAACGCGCGCTGGCCTATCTCTGCGAGGGCCATCAGTGGTCATGGCTGACCGATGTCCGGATCCTGCAGCCGGCGACGAACGTCCCCGACGACGACCAGTTCGACACCGCTTACATCATGCCGGCCGATCTCATTCATTTGATCTGGGTGCGCATCGCTGATCTTCCGAGCTATTACGGCCTGCTGAATGGCCAGCTCGTATGCAACGCCAAGGGCGGCACCGCGACCAATCCGACTGTGCCGCCGGCCGTGCCCGCCGTGGTCACCATCAAGGGCGTATTCTCGACCGACTCCGATCCGGTATTCTCGACCCCGACCTTCATCGCCGCGCTGCAGGCGTTCGTGATGTCGGGCATCTATCGCGGCCTGCATGAGAACACCGCTGATGCCAACGGCATGCTGCAGCAGGCCACCATGCTGGCGCAGGAAGCCCGCACCCGCCACGACCAGCAGAAACCAAAAACTGCTATGTTCAACTCGCGTATTTCGGCATCCCGCCGCGTCCGCCGCCCATGGCCGATCGTGCCGCCGGGCTGGGGTGGCACGGGCCGCCCCGGATAGAAGGGGTGACCCATGGTTGCGAAAATCCAGGGAGCCCAGCGCGATTTCTCGTTCGGCGAGGTCGACATCGCGCTGAAGCGCGCCGATGAACATCCCGCGCGCAAGGGCGGTTTGCGGCAGGCCGCCAATACCCGCATCCTGAATTCCAAGGCGATCCAGAACCGGCCCGGCCGCAGCGCGCTGTATCCATGCCAGGGCGCGCTGCGCACCGAGCGCTTCACGATCCAGTCGGGATTCGTTTACGATATCCAGTTTTTGCCGAACCGACTGCGGATCATCAATTCGGTTGGCGTCACGGTGCTGGACCAGACTACACAGGGCGACGGATCCTCGCTGCCGTGGGTCACCGCTGCTGACGCTGCCCAGATCGTATTCGCGGTTCTCAATCTCACGGTTACCATTACCTTCGGCCATGCGATGCGCCCGCAGGTCCTGAGCTTCGATGGCGTTTCGGTGTGGTCGATCTCGTCGTGGAGCGAGGCGGTAACCACCGGCGCCCAGAAGCGCACGCCGTTCTACCGGCTGTCGCCGCAGAACGTGACGATGCTGCCCAGCGCCACGCGCGGCAACATCACCGTCAACTTCTCGGCGGCGATCTGCGTTGCCGGCATGGTCGGAACGAGGATGCGGTATTGCGGCCGACAACTGATGCTGACCGGATTGAACTCTGCCACCAACATGAATGCGACGGTGATCGAGAACCTGCCACCGGGCCTGACGCTAGGGCTTGCTTCCAGCATCGGCAACTTCTCGCCCGGTGACGTCATCGTTGGCGGCACCTCGGGCGCAACCGGCATCGTCATCACCACGCCCTCGACCCAGGCCATCATTCCGGTCAACCCCTTCACCACCCAATTTCAGGTCGGCGACGCCATCACCGGCGGGACGTCCGGCGCAACCGGAATCGTCTATGCGATCACCTTCAATCCATCGACCGTGACGACGACGATCTTCATCAATCTCTCGACGTCGACCGCCTTTGTCGGCGCCGAAACCTGTACCGGCGTGCACGGTTCGGTCGTGGTATCGACCGCCGGCGGCACCAATCTCAACGTACAACTGATCGCGGATTCCAACGGCAACACCAATTTTTTCACGTCAAGCGAGACCGTGGCAACGCCATCGGCGAGCGGCAAGACCAATGCCGTCACCGCCATCGCACCGCAGGCCGTTGCGGTCTGGGATGACGAGGTGATCAATTCGTTCCGCGGCTATCCGGCATCCTGCTTTTCGGATCAGTTCCGGCTCGGCTTCTGCGATTTTCCGGCAGTGCCGGGTGCCGTGGGATGGACCGCCATCAATTCTCCGACCGACCTTTATCCCGGCGCCAATCCATCCGACGCCATATTCGAAATCGCGCCCGGCAAGGTGCGCATCTACCATGTCGTGGCCGGGCCCGAGAGCAACGAATTCGTGTTCTGCGACCGCCGCATCTATTACATCCCGATCTCGCCCACCAACCCGCTGAAGCCGGGCAGCGTGGCGTTTCAGGTGCTGTCGGGCGACGGCGCCGCGCAGGTGCAGCCGCGGCTGGCTCAGGAAGCGATCCTGTACGCCAACGCCGGCCGCAGCAGCGTCATGGCGATTATCGCGACCGGCGCCTACCTGCGCCCGTTCAATCCCAAGAACCTGAGCGAATTTCATTTCCACTTGTTCAACAACATCATCGCCATCGCGGCACCGTCGGCTGACGGATCGTTCAACGAGCGCTATGCCTATGTGCTCAATGGCGACGGCTCGATGGCGGTTGGAAAATACGATGCCGATACCCTGCCGGGAAACGATCCCGTGATCGGCTGGGTGCCATGGACCGGCGCCGCCGCAGTGGCATGGATCGGGGCCTTCAGCGCTGACGTTATTTTCACCTCGGCCTATTTCGGGCAGACCGTGGTCGAAATCCTCGACGATAACCAGTATCTCGACTGCGCGATCCCGGTGAATAACCTGCCCGCCGCGATGGCGCCGCCGGCCGGCCTCGGACCGCTTTATCTCGCCGCCGGCCAGAGCGTGTTCCTGATCGACCAGGGCACGCGGATCATGGGCACGTATCAGGTCGACGCCAACGGCAACATCGTGCCACAGGGAAATGGCGGCGAAAACCTGTCGATCGCCTCGCTGGTGGCCGGCCAGTCATGGACCATGATGGCCGAGCCGTTCGTGCCCGATGCGGCGCCGGGGCAGGATGTCGGCCAGCGGATGTTTCCGCGCCGGGTCTCGCGCTTCGCTGTCTATGTCGTCCACTCGACCGGCTTCATCATGGGCCGGCTGTTCTCGGGTCGGCAGACCGCGACCACGCCGCTGCTGGGCACGCTGATGAACTTCCGCCGCTTCCCAGCATGGAACCAGGACGACGACGCCACCAAGCCGCCGCTCCAGCGCGAAACCACCGAGCGAATCCGCCCGATGGGACGCGCCTTCGATCCGCGCGTCGTGGTGATGAAGGATACGCCGGGACCGTTGCAAATCCTCGAACTCGGAATAGAGGCGACAATCTGATGGGCGCAGCAGCATCCTCCCTTGCCGGTCCGGCTTCGATCGCTTCGCTGGCCCTGACCGCGGCAAGCGACGTGACCAAGGGCAAGGCGACGCAGGCGGCCGACAGCTTCCAGGCCTCGCGGCTGACGCAGGCCGCCGCGTTCGGCGAGACCCAGGCCAACCTGACCGACAGCACCATGCGCGAACAGCTCAATACCACGCTCGGCAACATCGAGGCGGTGCGCGCCGCCGCCGGCACCGATCCGAGTTCGCCGACGAGCATCGCGCTGATGGACCAGAGCACGGACCGCTCCAACACCCAGCGCATGGCCGCGGTCGGCACCATCAAGGCGCAGGACGCCGAGGATCTGGCCAGCGCGGATTATCTCAAGCGGGCCGGAGATTTTGCGGTGACGCAGAGCTATCTGTCGGCAGCAACCGATGTCGCAAGCTGGGCAGCCAAAGCCTTAACGGCGAAGGGGTAGGGGCATGGTCGACGTTCCCGCCATTCCCCTCGCGATCCCGCAGGTCCGGGCGCCGACGCCGGGCGTCTCGCCGGGCCAGATCGCGCAGCCGTATCAGGAATTCGCTGCCAATCTGGACAAGGCCGCCGGTGATATGAACACCGCTGCCGTGGCGCTGGCGAAGAACGCGGGCATGAAAGCCGTCACCCGGGATGCCGACGGTAATATCCAGGTCGAGAACCCGCCGATCGTAGGCGACGCCGCCATTGCGTTCCATCAGGCCGTCAAGGTCGCTGCGGTCGCCGACGGCGAGGGTGTCGCCAAGCGCGATGACATTGGGCTGCGCGAATATTACCGAGACGATCCGCAAGGATATTTGGTGGCG